TAGCGGCGTAAACGCATCGATTAAAGCATCACGAAACTTATTGAACAACGCTGTTGCGATTGTCGATAATGTTACATCTTCAGGTTTTATTCCTAATGCGTCACCAATCAGTTTCAAAACATGAGGACGCAACATGAACAGTTGAAATGACGCCATAAACAAAAAGTTATTAAACGACGTCAGAAGACTATCGGCAACCGTTTTCAGAGATAAGTCTTCTGGTTTAATTCCCAATGCACGAGCAAGTGCATCTTTTGCCGCTTTTTTCAAATCTTCGACAATGTTGTCTAAACCAGTACGAAACAGCGTTAAAATTGAAGCGGCTATCGTACCAAGCGATAAATCTTCCGGCTTTATATTTAGCGCTTTACTTATAGCATCTGTTAAGATTGCTTTTACGGTAATAGCAAGATTAGCCAATGAAGTTGTAAACGAATTCGTCAAGGAAGTTATTACGGTTGAGACCGAAACGTCAGACGGTGAAATATTTAATGCGTTACCGATAATTGCAATTATTCTATCTTTTAATGGTGCAAACGCATTTTCCAAAGCAGTGCGAAAACCATTGAACAATGCAGTCGCAATTGTTGACAACGACACATCTTCGGGTTTAATGCCCAATGCGTCACCAATAAGTTTTATGACTTTTGGTTTTAATACATTTAGCTCTAATGACGCCAAAAATAAGAAATTGACGAATGAACCCAAAAGGCTATCCGCAACTGTTTTAAGTGATAACTCTTCCGGTTTAATTCCTAATGCACGGCTTATTGCGCCAGTTGCTGCGGTTTTCAAATCACTAACCATATCATTAAAACCATTGCGAAAAATTGTTAACAACGCGCCAGTTATTGTTGAAACTGACAAATCAGAAACTTTAATTTGCAACGCATTGCTTATTGCATTTTTAATGATATTTTTAACATCTTCGGTGAATTGCGGCGCAACTTCCGCAATGGCGGTTTTTAATCTGTCAAAAATAGTTTGGCCTTCAGTGCCACGGAATTGTACGTCAGGATGTAAATTAAGTTTTGTTTTTTGTTCTGGTTGGTCTGTCTGGTCTTGGTCTCCAGCCGTTTTATGATGTGTATTTTCAAATTTAGGCGACATAACCAAGTTTTGACCTGTTAAAATATCGACAAAATTTTTAATATCATTAGTCACATTCGATATTTGACCGCTGATTATACCAATAACTTCAACAACCTTATTCCGGATGTTGTCAAAATTCTTTGCAAACTCAATAGCCATTCCAGCCAAAAATGCAATAACAATAGCGAATGGTGACAGTAATAATCCAACAGCAATTCCAACAGCGGAAATTGCTAAACCAACTGCTAAAAATGCACTACCTATTAAAGCAATAGTTGCGCCTGTTGCGGCTAATTTTGCGAAAAACTCTAAAACAGGCGTAAAATCCATACTGGTCGTTTGACCAGCAATATTAATCAAAAAGTCGAGAAATTTTGATAATGTTGGCAATAATTTCTCACCAACACCCTGCAAAACAGTGCTTACAAGATTACCCAAGATAGTCAACTTACCGTTGAACGTTCCCCCCATTGCTTCAGACGCACCGCCAAAAGTCTTTGTGAGTTGTTCCATAATAATATTCATTGCACTTACAGCATCACCGTTTTTCGTAAAGTCTTTAATCTGTTGCGTTTGCTGAGCGCTGAATATGACGCCAATAGCTTGTAGTTTACTTAATTCGGCAGCGGGGTTTTTATACGCTTCGCCTAATTTGATTGCGGCTGTATGTGCGTCAACTCCCATTGCAGTTGCTAAATCCAAAATCGTTTTTGTAAATTTTGGTGTGTCTGCGCTAGCACCATTGAAACGAAGTATAACACTTTCGACTTCTTGCACTTCGTTGTGGGAAAACCGCGTGTTTTTCTCAAGCGCATACGATAAATCTTCCAACGCTTGCAAACTTATTCCCATACTTTTAGCCATTGTTTGGTGGCCTGCCACAAACTCTTTGTGCGTTCCGCTTACGTTTGCAAGCTCTTGTTTGTAATAGCTTAACAAGAAGGTTGTTTTAGCTATCGCGTCTTGTACACCTTTTTGAGAACCGATGTGATTTGCGAGTTCCGCATTTTCTAATTCCAGCGCTTCAGTTTGGCGCGTCACTTCTCCGGTAAGGTTTTTAATTTCCTTGACGCCGCCATTTTGGGTTTGTATATAATGGTCATACGTAGAAGATGTTTGCGTCAAACTCTTGCTGACGTTATCATATGAGTTTATTAGCAATGTAGTTGCGTCTTGACCAGCGGCGGCTGCTTTCACAGCAGCGCCGCCAAACAATGTCAATGAACCAATTCCAACAGCATACAACGCCGAACCGAATACACCAATTGAAGCTCCAATGCCGCTAATTGTATTGCCAATGCTCGTCATTGCATTATCAAATTGTGATGTGTCAGCGCTAACAATCGCTTCTAATTCTGCAAAAACGGTCATTAATCAGTCCTCTCTAGTTTAGCGACACCTTCTTTGTACGCAATCATATCACCGTAATCGACAAGATTTAACTCATCGATATATTCCAATGTCCAGCCCGTATCATAAGCTAGTTTCGCGCGTAAAATCCTAAATTGTAAATCAATTGTAATCAAGTCGATTACACCAAAAGTGCCCATGATATAAACAGGTTCAACTAGGACAAAAAAGTTTTAGTGACTTCTGTAGATATTGTTTCGAGACATTTTTTCCACTGAGACGGCAATAATTCTAAATAACTTTCTACATTAGACGGTTCAAGTTTACTACCATCTTCTGCAACGAAATCCCACGTCGTAATAATAGTTGCCATCATTTTATTAATGCCGACAATGTTTACGGTTTTTGTGTAATCGAACCATTCAGTTAATTGACGCATACGCCAATTGGAAGTCTTTAATTCGATACCAGTCGTGTTTGGTGTTACCGATAATTGCATAATTTAATTCCTTTTGTATTATAAAAACAATTGATAGCGGGTCTGAAAAACATTGTTTTTCAGACCCGTGCTGATTAGGGTTGCGTAGTACCAGGAGTTGCAATAAATGCACCGTTTTTCATAAAACCGCAGTCAAGAATAACGTTTTTGTCAAAAGTCAACGGAATTTTCATACTTTCAATAATAATTGGGAAAGCAATTGTTGGTTGACCAGACGTAATGCCCTTTGGGTAAATATACAAGTTTCCCGTTGCACCAGGCAACATCGCCAAAGTAATAACGACGCCCGCAGTAGCAGTATCAAAAAACTTGATAGAACCTTTACCCTTCTTGTACAAGACGTTAAAACTTTCGTCCGTATCGTTACCAGCGACACGGCTTTCAGTCTTAACGCTAAAATCCATTGAAATTTCAGTATAATCATTACTGATAGTAGTCGTACCAAACACAATAGTGCAATTTGTACCCGTATAACGGTTAGTAGCTGCCATAATTTATAAATCCTTTAATGGTCTGTTTTAATCTCAAAAAATGAACCACAAGCGTAAACTGGATTACCTTGAACGTTCGATGTAAACTGCATTTGTTTGTATTCTTTGCAATAATAACAATTCCACCCACCTTGCAAAAGGGGCGTTGTTTTGTGAAATAAATCACGAACTAATCCACCAATAAGGTCTGATTGGTCTGCATCATCCGAAAAACACATTACTTTGTAACTTGCTTCAAAACTATCACGCGGACTAGTATTTACCGTCCCGCCACTTTGCATATTTAACGAGATGTACGGGAATTTCGTGCTAGGTGCTGCTTGAATGTGCCAAACTGTTAATCCAGGTACAGTTTCTTTTAACTGAGATAACGATTGTATTAAGGATGCTTGTATCAATACATTCGGACTAGTCATTAATTCTTATCTTTTCTGATAGCAAACCACTGTAATCCTGTGAGAATTCTCTCTCAGCAGGCTCGAAAAATGGTCTTGCTAACATTTTAATTGAACCGTATTCTAATGACATTAATTTGCCTTCAGCGTCATTTGAGGTTACTTTGTATGCAGTCCTTAAAAAACCACTTACATCGCTAATCTCAAAAGATTGGTCTAAAGCACCCGTATCAATTGCAGGTGGTTGACCAGGTTCGGAAACACTTCCAGACCAATTCGCACGGACATAATCATCAATAAAACTTTGTGAAGCAGCTTGTACTGCTTCTGCTGCACTGTTGTTTACTGAATTTCTAATGCGCTCGATAATGTTTTGTCTTATTACAAACGTTGCGCTAATCAATTCTGGCATAATGACCCATCTTGTAAATGCCCGCTTGAATTTTACTAAAATCGCCAGTGCTGAAATTGTAATGCGTGTCTTTTGGATTGTGTGGTGACATATCGTCGTCCAAAACGCGCGCCTGATAAACTTGACCGCCGTTAATACGAACCTTTCGGTTAATCGCAACAGGTGCATCAAATGGAAAATAAATCTTGAATATGACTAAAATAATAACTTTTTCATCATAAACTTCAATTTGTTGTGAACGAAATTGGATTTGTTCAATCCGACATGGTATGCGTTGCGAACCTTCAGCAACAACCCAACTCGACGTAAAATTACCGTTTTGTGTTTGCGTGCGAAGTTCAGTCACAACATCACAAGTGTCTGTCAAAAATGCCATTACATTTTGGCGCAACAACAATTGTACGTTTGGGTTTGTAACCAACGGCATAATGTTATTAAACCTTGATTATGTTCGCTGCCGTAATACTCAAACGCAAAACCGTTGCCAAAGTCGAAACACCAATAATCGTTGCGTAATTGGTTGTCGTCGATAAAGTCAAGTCCGCGACTGGACAAAATGAACCAGCAGTTGCGCCGGACAATGCGTATAGAATTCCGACGCCTAAAGCCGTACCAGTCATCGTAATGTCACCAGAGCTTGCGTATTTGATTGGTTGACCAGCGCCACCACTATTCAACGCGATACCAACAACTTGTGAGCTTGCTTGCGACGTTACCGCTGATGCAGGGCGCAATGAGTATGAGTTTGCCGCATCAGCATAAACCAATTGTCCTGCTGAAATTGCCGAAAAAGCAATACCTGTTTGAGTAATCGTATAAGTAGTGTTTGAAATAACACCAGCAGCACTTACAGTAATATCTGCCATTTTATTAATCCCTTATAAACTAGTTTGCCAATCTAAAGCATTGAGACCGCCCGTTAAAGCCCAACTAAAAACACGCGGTCTGATACGTGAAAACCATTGCGTAAAATCATACGGAACATTACTACCGCTTGACGTTACACCAGTTGAAGTAAATAAATTACGTCTAAATATGGGTTTGTAAATACTTGAAGTTAATAAATACCTTCTTGCTAATTGCATATACCAGTCGGATAGTTTTACCCAATCCGTTTTAGCGTCTTGTTCTTCATAATCACCCAATTTGTATTTTCGTCCCGTGCGGATTAAAAAGATTGGTGATGTGAGTGCAGCGGCATAATATGCCGCTGCACTCTTGATTAAAGATTTGTCGGGGTCAATCAAAACGCTAAAATCGGGAACTTTTGCAAGGAAGGCCACATTGACAATTGGAACAATACATGCACCGTTTAAGTCACTATCTGAAATATCAAGCGGCGTTGCACTTATAATTGTGCGAATATCTGGATAATCCGCAATTGTCAAAACTGTTGTCATTATTTAACCTGCTTATCATTCTCAGGCTTGACAACAACAACAGGTTCAGGCTGAACTTTTTCTTTTGGGACAAAAACATAATCCGGATTGGCGGGATTAAGACGATTGGTAAAAACAACATCTTTCTTAGCGTCAACCGTTTCGACTAAATCAAGAAAGTGCGCATCAATCCGCTCACGAACATATTCAGTGTCAGCAACTTCGTAAATATATTCTGGGTGTTTCTTGTTACCAGCAATCAACAAACTATTCTGGTCAAGCCAATACGCAACTTCATGATGCGCAGTGTCAGTGTCAAAAATCGAAACTTTGTTGTTCGCAATCATCAGTTTCGAAGGACGTACAAAAATCGTGGTCATATTCATTCTCCTAATTAAGCAGTCGTTACCAAAGCTTGATTTTGGTTCAAAGTCGCAATTGCAAAACCGTTCGTTTCGGTCAACACAATGTTTTGATACTGCGCAGTAATTACGCGGTCAGTTTCAACAATATCAGCACCAGCCTCAATTACCAATTCGAGAGAAGCGGCATTGTCAAACCCGATAATCGTGCCGACCGGAACGTTTGCATTGTCGATTAAACGAACACCGTCAAGCGTAGTACGCACAGGCGTAACAGCCGTTGAAACTGGTTGCGAACTCTGCAAAAGCGTTGCAGCGGCAATGTTTGCAGTTGCAGCAGACAACATGTAAATGTTCGCAATGTCAGCCGGATTTGCGACAATTGTGTTCATTACGTAAGGTCGCGTAAATGCTTGCAAACGCCACGAAATCCACATTTTCAGCGTCAATTTACCAGCGGCGGCTGCGTCATAAGTCGAACCGTTATTGCTGGTAGCACTGGTCAATAAGTTTCCGTCACCGTTAATCAATACGTCAAGCGCTGCATCTTCCTTATCACGTGCGGCTCGCGCTGCAATATATTGAATT